AGATATATTTATACCTTAATTAAAGCAAAATTTGAAAAAACACGGTTTGATTTATGGGACGAAATTCGTTTTTCAAGCACTAGACAATTTTCAAATATTTTCTTCAAAGGTAAAGAAGATATTATTAAAAAGATCGATTTCTTTTTAAATAACAAAAATTGGTTTTATGAAAAAGGTATTCCGTATTCGTTAGGGATTGGTATGCACGGGCAACCAGGAACGGGTAAAACGTCGTTAATTAAAGCTGTTGGTAATTATACGAATCGTCACATTATCGTTATTTCCTTAAAAGTTATTAAAACTAAAGGACAATTAGATAGCATATTTTTTGAAGAACGATATAATGTTAATAATAAAAATGGTATTGGTTTTGATAAAAAGATCATTGTTTTTGAAGATATTGATTGTATAGGAGATATTGTTATGGATCGTGAAAAGAAGAAAAATAAATTTTCTACAGAATTATGTAATAAAGATTCTAATATTAATTCTTTAACTATGAGCGATTTGATCGAGACAATTGTATCGGCTGAAACTTCTAATGAAAAAACGTGTGCTTCGTTTAAATTACCAAAAGATGAAGAACCAATTACACTAGATGATATTTTAAATTTATGGGATGGTATTCGCGAAACACCAGGTAGAATTATGTTTATCTCTTCTAACCATTATTACGATTTAGATCCAGCTTTAATTAGACCTGGCAGAATTGATATAACATTGGAATTGTCTTACGCGTCGCGTCAAATTATTAAAGATATGTATAAACATTTATTTAATGAGTCAATTGACGAAGACAAGATAAAATTAATAAAAGAACATTTTTATTCTCCAGCAGAAATAATTAATATTTATATGAATGAAGATAGAAATAGCGAACGATTTATTACAAGATTAATGATGAATGAACACGTTTAAGAGCACGTTTAGAATAAGAAATATTGTTTATATTAATATTTCGTTTTATGTTTTCTAGTTCTAGTTCTAGTTCTTCGTTTTTTTGTTCTTCTTTGTTTGCCGCCACTTTGTTTGCCGCCACTTAATGGTTTAATGGTTCCAACTAATTTATCTGTTGGAGCATTATACCCAACAATTTGACTAATCAATTGATCATTGGATAATATTTTTCCTCTATAAATTAATCTAATTCTATCTATAGAACCCGTTAATTCTAATTGCCGAAATAAATTTTCTTTAACTTCTTGTATTGTTGTTGTAGGAGAATATTCTACCGTATTTATTGTTTTATTTGTTATTTCTACTCTTATTGAAGTATTTGGCTTTTCTACAACGGATGGTTCTACTGATTCTTCCATAATTGCTGGAGCGACGGATGTATCGGGAATTACTTTTTCTACACTATATACGGCTCCTCCTTGCCCTTCTTGACAATGACTTGCCCCTCTAAAATTGGCTCCATTCAATATATTTTGACTAATACTTGATGCCAACTGTTTATTACTACGCGTTAATTGAAAAATATTTCCAGATAATGGATTACATATTTGAAGCGCATTATCATATGTGATAAAATCAATAGGAAGATAATTGGCAATTTGTTTTATATGACAATATTTTATAAGTTTATTAATATTGTCTGGTCCTCTTCTTCCGTCACCCACAAGGCATTCAAATTTAATAGATCCGTCAAGTTCTTTTAATATGTTTGTTTTTGAAGCATTAAAACAGTGTTTTTTATCAATAATAAAAACAATATTATCTGTGTTTTCGGAAATAAAGTCTTGTATGGGTTTATCTTTCCCATCCATAACATCGAATGTTTTTAAGGAATTAATATTAATTGATATATTTGGTAAAGTTATTGGTTGGGTTGCTATAATAGCAAACGCAACATTAAGCATGTCATTTTCACACGCAAACGTTAATGCGGTGGCATTATAAATATTAACTAGTTCTGGCTTAGATTGTCCTGTAGCAATAAGAGATAAAGCTACATCTGACATTTCATATTGACATGCAATTATTAATGCGGTGTTACCATTCATATCGGGATTTCCTGGATTAGATTGTTTTGTCGCAATAAGAGCTAAAGCTACATCTGACATTTTATTTTCGCACGCTATTATTAATGCGGTGTTGCCAGTAGTATTAGCCGCCTGTTCTGGATTAGAATGTTCAGTCGCAATAAGTTCTAACGCAACATTGGTCATTTTATGGCGACACGCAAACATTAATGCGGTGTCGCCATTCATATCGGGATTTCCTGGGTTAGAATGTTCAGTCGCAATAAGAGCTAAAGCTACATCTGACATTTTATTTTCGCACGCCAATATTAATGCGGTGTTGCCATTCATATCGGGATTTCCTGGGTTAGAATGTCCTGTGGCAATAAGAGCTAAAGCTACATCTGACATTTTATTTTCGCACGCTATTATTAATGCGGTGTCGTCGGTATCATCATTAACAAATCCAACATCATTCGGATTTTGTTGTATTAACTTTATTATTTCTTGTGTTTCTGGGGTTTCGGCGGCGATTAACTTCATTAAATTGGTCTTTATTCCTCCTTTCATTACATATTTTTTTTTCGCTGTTTTATTTTTATTTACACCTTTTTTTCTACTTAATCTCATTATATATATACTAATGATATATTATATAATATATTATTTAATATATTATTTATAGCAAAACACGCTTAAAAGAATCCTCATCTTTTTTTCGTCTTTCTTTTCTTTTTATTTTTATTTTTATTTTTTTTAGTTTTTCCTCCAGCAGCTGATAAAGCCTGACCTGGATTTACGGCATCATTAATATCATTATTAATAGCATTATTAATAGCATTATTAATATCCGTGATTACTTCATCTAACAATTCTTTTTGGCTCTCCATCACCAACAATGCTGTCTTACCGTCTTCATTAATTTGTCCTGGCTTAGAATCTCCTGTTGCAATAAGAGCTTTAGCTACGTCTGTCATTCCATTTGAACACGCAATTATTAATGCGGTGTATCCACTAGAATCAATTTGTCCTGGCTTAGACTGTCCTGTTGCAATAAGAGCTAAAGCTACGTCTGGCATATTATATGAACACGACATCATTAATGCGGTGCCGCCATTACGATCAACTTGTTCTGGTTTAGAATCTCCTGTTTCAATAAGTTCTAAAGCCACTGCATTCATTCCTAATGAACACGCATACATCAATGCTGTTTTTTTGTCACGAGAAACAATTGCTGGCTTAGAATGTCCTGATTTAATAAGTGCTATAGCTACGTTTTTCATCTGATATTGAATTGCCATTATTAACGCAGTGTTACCACTATCAACATCAACAAATCCAATAGCATCCGGGTTTTGTTGTATTAATTGTTGTATTAATTGTATTGGTAGTAATTCATTTAATTGGTTAGCATCAATTGATTTCATTAAATCGTTTTTAATACCTCCTTTCATCTTTTTCGCTATTTTGGAACGTTTTCCTTTTTTTTTGCTTAATCTCATATAAATAATATAATATAAAATATTATTTATAGCAAAATAATGAACGAACACGTTTAGAAGAAGAAGCCTCGTCTTTTTTTTGTCTTTCTTTTCTTTTTATTTTTATTTTTATTTTTGTTAGTTTTATTCTTTTTTACGGAGTTTCTCCTGTCTTCCTCTTCTTTTTCTTTTTCCGATGCCTCTTCTTTTTCTGATGCCTCTTCTTTTTCCGATGACTCTTTTTTTTCTGATGCCTCTTTTGATTTTTCATTTTTTCCTACTTTTTTATCATTCTGCTTATCATCATTTTTCCCTTTTTTATCATTCTTTTTATCATCATTTTTATCACGCTTTTTCCCGTCTTTCTTATCCAATGGTCTATATTGTAAAAACCATTCGTCATATTCTTTATCATTTCGTTTGCCTTTTAATTCCCTATATTTTTCAGCCTTTTCAGCCCGCATTTCTTCCACTGTTTCTTGATGTCCCATACAATTAATGCTGAATCTTTTTAATAATCCTTTTTGAGACAATCTATTTTTCTCTTGAACTTCAAATAAATAATTTGCCATACATAAGATTCGGTCCTTCTCGTAATATGGTCTATCCGCATATAAAAATGCCAACCAAAAACTGAGCATAGTATCGATTGTAGCCACTTTAACGTCGTAACCATTTTCTTTAACAATATTATAACTATGACAGGCAAGCGGTTGATAAATAAACGCAACTGTATCCGTCCCTACTTTAAGTTCATAATGCGGTGCTATAATTTCGCCAACTCCAGGACGCTTAATAATTTTAACATTTTTAACACCAATGTCGGATAAACGTTCTTTAACAATTTGTGCTGTTAGCATAGGTTCTTCTGAAAGCGCATCAAAATCTGGTATTTTTGCTAATTTATGTTTTAAATTAAAAGGCATATATTGCGAATACATTGATAACGCATCGCCTCCAAAAAATACTACACCTTGGTCTATCAATGTATGTTGTATGGTTTCATATATTTTGTCAGAAGATTCATTATCCGCCATTTTACGTTGAAATTGAATTTTATCGCATTCTTTTCCTTTCAATGGATAATGTTTGTTTAAAAGAGTCAATCGTTTTAATACCTTTTCCCATCTACCAACATCTCCAGCAGGACGAGATAATTCTAAATACATTCCCATACGAAGCAAATTCGGCGGCGAATGTAGTATTCCAGCAATTTTAACTGCTTCCTTTTTAATCGCATTAAATAATTCCTTTGGTATTTGCGTAATATCTGCTACAGGAATGAAACTAACAAATACTTTAAATGTTCCGTGATGTTGGCCTGATTTTGCCTCTACCTCTTGAAACCCATTATCAATATAAATATCAACAAGTTCTTTAGCGTCATTTAATGCATTCGGGCTGTAAAAATCGTAGTCTGGAATTTCAATATCTTTGTTATAGAACTGGTCTTGTTTTGGTAACAATTCGTTTGTGCTTGATCCACCATAACACACCAAATGCTTTTTTCTTAAAAAATTTTCTAAAATACCAATTATGCGTTTAATTTCTGGAGAATTAGCAACCTGTCTACCTTGTTTTTCTTCGGCATTATCTACCGCGGTTCTTAAAATGGCTAATTCACAGTCACTAAATGTTAACCCTTTACAAACATTATCTTTTTTAGTCATTTATATATTACAGTTATTATTATTTAGAACCGATAAATATATCGCAATAATTATTGAGTTGTCTCTGTGTTTTTAAAATAATAGAGTTTAAGGGAAAAGGAACCATATAAAGATGAGGATTTGTAATCTTAATCGTAAATATATTATCAAATGATTTTTTGTTATACCATTGGTCAAAGTCTAAACTATCCCATTCTTTTTGTTCATTACAATTTTTATCAATATTAACTAACAAATCTCCAAACCCTTCAACAACCTTCAAAATACTATCATCCAATGACATAATAACTATACTATTTTGTTTTCGCATTTCTGAAAAAACCCATAAATAAAAGCTATCGTCAACATTTAAACTAATATCTTTAATGTATATATTTGGATACGCGTTTGAATATGGGGTAGGATTTATTATATCTACAAATGGTAATAAAATAATATAAATGTGTAATTTATATTTACCGCTAATATTTGTTTTTATTCCTATAAATGTAGCACCCATTTTATGTTCTGATAATTTTGATATATTGGCATAAGTTATATTTTTAAAATAGTCAATCGCGTTGTTAAATTCTTCTTTATCTTCATATTCATTATGAATATTCATCTTTATTATGAATATTCATAATTGTTTATATCTTTATTTTTTATTATTACTTCGTTATAACTTTGTTATTGGACTTCGTCTGTAAAAAGGTGTATTTAAATGTCAAATTTATAAAAGTCTGATTGAACTGATCTTGTAGCATATGATAATTCTGGATTTTGAGGCGGCGGCAAAGGAATAGTAACTGGTACATAACGCAACAGCTCCGGCTTAAGCACAAACGCATATCCATTTTCATCAAAAAATATGTCATTTTCTTCTATATTCACATCAATATATTGATATCTCATTCCTAAAAGTTGGCACCCAGTTTCTCTCATAACTACAGAACTTGGGTTTTCCGGATTAGCTCCTTTATCAGGCATACCTATAGTCATATTTTGCTTATTAAAATTAATCAATTCATTCAAATCGGGTGTATATTTTATGTCATAATAGTGTAATGATCGCATAAACACAGAATTACTAGTCATATTAATAAATTTATAGAATTCAGGGCACTCGAGGAAAGAGGTGTTGCTGCGATCCACAATTATAACAATTTTGCCCATTAATTTTTGTATTTCTACATTACCGAAATTTTGTCCATAATATTCTGAATCATAATCTTTACTCATCAACAAAGATTCAAAGCCTTCTAATAATTTAGCAAAGTTTTTATACATTTCTTGATTATTACTCTTAATGCGAAGATGTATAATAATTGGGTCTAATCCGTTAGGGGCGGTTGCTGTAGAAAAAGCGTAATCCCGAATAATTTTCATTACGTCGCCAAAATCAACGTAATTAAAGGTCTCCTTAATATAATAACTATCGCTGGTCGATGTAGCAACGACAGGCTTATCTTCGATTGAAAATATTTCAAAGTCAAGTCCTCTTACGCCTTGTTTTAATAAAGCTTTCAATATACACGTATCTACATAGTCGTTTCTATAATTTCCACCACTACAACAATTATAAGCCGTCTTAATATAATAATCTTTAAATGTGTAATTAAATTGTTCCGAATTATCAATCGATCTAATTTTTCCATTTAAGTCGCCGTATATTGAATTCATTGTAGAACATTCTTTGCTTCTTAAAAAACTATAATAAAAATAATACAAAAATGCTATTAAAATGATCATTAATGTTATTGTTACAAGATAGAAAATGGCGGTAGATTCTTTCATTTCTGTAACAGATTTAATCGCATTATTAATCGCTTTATCTTGAGAATTATCCATATTATATATATACTTTTAAAAAAGTTATAACAAAATATACTTTTTACAGACAAAGTCCAATAAAAAGTATTTAAATGTTTAGGGGGTATTATTATTCCTTACTTTTAGATTTAAGGAGTAAAACAATTTAGAAATATCTTTGTATATTATATATGCCTAAAATTTGTGATTTTGAGACCTGTCGTAAATATGCCAATTATGGCGCACATCATTCCAAACCAACTAGATGTAAAGAACATAAAGGAGAATATCAACTAGTTAGTAAAATATGTATAGAGGTTGGATGTAAAATAAGATCTTCATTTAATTTTGAAGGGTTGTCTTCTATTTTTTGTGTAGAACATAAAAAAAATAGTATGTATAATGTAGCAAATGTTAAATGTATTTATGAAGGATGTAAAACTAGACCAACTTATAATTTTGAAGAAGAAACAAAAGCATTATATTGTTCAAAACATAAAATAACGGATATGATTGATGTTTATAATAAAAATAAAAAATGTATATTTGAGGGATGTTGTAATATATCTAGTTTTAATTATAAACAAGAATTAAAAGCAATATATTGTTCAAAACATAAAATAACTAATATGATTGACATTAAGCATAAGAAATGTATATTTCAAGGATGCGATATACAACCTACATATAACTTTGAGGGAGAAAAACATCCAATATATTGCTGTAAACATAAAGAAATTAATATGATTGATGTTAAGAGCAAAAAATGTATTTTTGAAGGCTGTGATAAATTATCTTCTTTTAATTTTGAAGGAGAGACAACCAAATTATATTGTGGTAAACATAAAGAAATTAATATGATTTGTATTATTAGTTGCGTATGTATATTTGAAGAATGTAAAATACAACCAATTTATAATTTTGAAGGACAAAAAAAAGGATTGTATTGTTCAAAACACCGTTTAGATGGAATGGTTGACATAAAAAATAAAAAATGTAAAGCAAATTATTGTTTAGGTAGTCAAGCTAATGTAAAATACAAGGGATATTGTGCTTCTTGTTATAAGCAATCATTTCCAAACGATCCTCTAACATTACAAATGTGTAGTAAAACAAAAGAAATTGCTGTTAGAGATTTTATTAATTTAAATTTTGAAGGGTTTCATCACGATATATCTTTATGGACTGGAAATTGCGATTGTACTCATAGACGAAGAATTGATCATCGTAAACTTATTGGAAATACATTGTTATGTATTGAAACCGACGAAAATCAACATAAAGGATACGATAAAGATAAGGAGGAAATTCGATATGATGATTTATTTATGTTACACAGTGGAAAATTTATTTTCATTCGCTTTAATCCAGATAAGTTTAAGAATAAAGACGGGAAAAGTTCAAATCCTATGTTATATACTAGATTGCCTATTTTGAAAGATGAAATTGAAAAACAAATTAAAAGAATTGAAAATGATGAAAATAAAGAATTATTGGAAATAGAAAAATTATATTATGATGAATAAGTAATTAAATATAATGTTATTATATTATAAAAAATGGCTGGTGGTCTTATGAATCTTGTAAGCTCTGGACAACAAAATATAATTTTAAATGGTAATCCAAGCAAATCCTTCTTTAAATCAACTTATCATCAATACACAAATTTTGGCCTCCAAAAATTTGTTGTAAATTATGAAGGCTCAAAAACACTGCGACTATCAGAAGAATCTACATTTACGTTTCGTGTGCCTAGATATGCGGATCTTTTAATGGATACATATTTATCTGTAGCGTTACCCAATATTTGGAGCGGAATTTTACCACCACAGCAAGTAACAGACGAAACAACAGCACAAGGTTTAGGCAATATCGAACAATGGGCGCCATATGAATTCAAATGGATTGAAAATATTGGAGCCAAAATGATTTCAAAAATCAGTATTACTTGTGGCAATTTTACGCTACAAGAATATTCTGGTGATTATTTATTAGCAGCTGTCCAGCGCGATTTTAGCGGGCAAAAGAAAGATTTATTTAATAGAATGATCGGCCAAGAAGCCGAATTAGTAGATCCAGCAAACGCGAATTCGCGTGTCAACTCGTATCCAAATGCGTATTATACAGAAGATTACGCGGGCGCAGAACCATCCATTAGAGGTAGAATATTGTATATACCACTAAATAATTGGTTTAGCTTAAAGTCACAAATGGCATTTCCCCTAACGTCATTACAATACAACGAATTACATATTAATATAACATTTAGACCAATAAACCAGTTATTTACGATTCGTGACGTTTATGATGCGACAAATAATTATCCTTATATTGCCCCCAATTTCAATGTATGGTATATGCAGTTTTTCCGTTTCTTACAGCCACCGCCAGACGTATGTCTTGGTATAAATTCGTATTCTGATCAAAGAACATTATGGAATGCGGATGTTCATTTAAATTGTACTTATTGCTTCTTATCAAATAACGAGGAGCGACTTTTCGCATTACAAGAACAGACATATTTAATTAAACAAGTCCACGAAAGAAAATTTCAAAACGTTACCGGTCCAAATAAAGTAGAATTAGATTCATTGGGTATGGTCTCGAATTGGTTGTTTTATTTTCAAAGAAGTGATGCTAATTTAAGGAACGAATGGTCCAATTATTCAAATTGGCCATATAACTATTTACCATTAAATGTTATACAGGCTCCTACATCAGGAACATATACCGTTTATAGAACAATTAATGGCGAATTGACTCCTGTAGAAATAGGTCCAGGCGTAAATCCTGATGGAACTTTAACAGGCATTTTAATAAATCAAACATATAATCCTCAAAATGATAAATCTATATTGGTTGCGATGGGTATACTTCTAGATGGTTCTTACAGAGAAAATATTCAGCCCGCAGGAGTATTTGATTACATTGAAAAATATGTTAGAACGACTGGAAGTGCTCCTCCTGGATTATATTGTTATAATTTTTCTGTCAATTCAAATAATGGAGATTTACAGCCATCGGGCGCAATAAATATGAGTCGGTTCAATCAAATAGAGTTGGAATTCACAACAATAATACCACCACTAGATCCATTGGCTCAAAGCTTAACCATTTGTGATCCGGAAACCGGAAATATTATAGGCATTAACAAACCAACATGGCGTATTTATGATTACAACTTTGATTTATATTTGTTTGAAGAACGCATTAATGTTGTTAGCTTTATTGGAGGAAATGTTGGATTAATGTATGCGACGTAAAATTAAAAAAGTTATCATTGTAAAGACGCATTTGCCGCTGGAGGTGTTGTCTCGTAAAATTGTCCAGTTGCTGACACTGTCATTGGATATTTTGGTTCAAAGGAAGCTGCGTCGCTTCCCGTTTCTGCGTTTGAAATTCCTTGGCTATATTTATCGGCGGATTCTCTACGTTTATTATATAATTTTAACCCTTCATTAAATGACTTTTCCCACTGATCTAATCCTTGATATAAATTTGTTATTTGAGCATCTTTTGAACCTGGATATATTTGCGCAAAATCCGCATTGTGATTATTATAACCAGTTGTTAATGGACTATATTGTAATCCTTGTTGACCTAATTTACCGCCATTATCGTAAGGATCCACTTCTTTTGTTATACAAGAATCTTGTAATTTAGGGCCAGGATTACAACCTTGGCAATCAATGTCTGAACTACATTGTTCTCTAGTTATGGCGCATTGTGCTTGAGGTCCACAAAAATTCTTACAACTAACCGGATCGTTAATTGGTAAATTAACAGTATGGCTATATGCTGGAG